GGGCCTGGGCGCGGTAGTGCAGGTAGATCATCGCCGACTGGCTGTGCGAGTCAGCATCCGGCCAGAGCGCACGGCTCAGCGCCTGAGTGCAGATCCGCTTCACGTCCGGCTGGCCGATCACGTTCCAGTCATAGTCGACGTTGTGGCCGATGATGTAGGTGGTGCCGGCGGGCAGCGCGAACTCGGTGTGCGGCGGGCAGCCGACCAGATCCTCGTCAAGGATGTGAGCGGTAGCCAAGGCGCCCAGCTCAATCGGTTTGGATGGCTTGTAGCGCTGAAGGAATTCTTCGGCGACCGTCAGCGTCTGGATGCTTTCCAGTCGAATCCATGCCGCCTCGGTTGCCTGCGGCTCTTTCAAGCCGGTTGTTTCAAAATCGAGCACGATTGCTGTCATGGTATTACCCCTGGTTTAATTTTGGATGGATCCGCCAGGCGATGGCCCGGCGGGTTATTGCTATGCGGCGCGACGATCAATTAGAACGGGATGTCCTGAGAAAAATCAGGCGCGTCGTCTATTGGGCCATTCTGGTAATTGGTCGAGTTGCTGGATTGCTGGTTGCGCAGCTTGCGGATGGGGTTTTTGGCGATGAAGTACATAAAGCCGCCAAGGGATGACGCGTCGGTCTTCTTGGTAAGGATCTCGCCAGCCATCAGCTCAGTGCCGTACTCAAACGGTGCGGCGATAACCATTCGCTCGCCGATATCGCCGTTCTGCTTCTGGTATTCCTCCTGCTGCAGAACCAGGCCGATGCGCTTGCCCTTCAACTCGATCGCGCACTCCTTTTCCTTCTCGACCATCGACTGGCTGTCGAAGTCGTACAGGCTCAGGCGCTCTTTGTTCCAATTGAGCGCCTTAACCTTGGCGCAGGTCATGAGCGCGTTCAGCTGCTTGTAACCAGATAGGGGTTCGCCGCTGCTGTTGTGGGTGTACAGGTTCAGGGGGCCAACTTCCTGACCGCTATCACCAACGAACATCAGGTTTACGCTCTCGGTGCCCTTTGGGTTTTTCTCGTAGAACGCCGCGGTGATGGTGCCCATGTACTTACCGGTTTCGCTGATGCGCTTTCCGCCGGTGTTTGCGTCTTTAGCTGCCTGGGTGTCGAGGTTGTATACGCGTGCCATATGAGTGCCTCCAAGGGCTTAGTTTCGGTTGGGTTGTGTCAGTGCTTTTTCAATTGAGAAGCCGTAGGTGTAAACCCGGCTTTTGATGGTGCTGGGGTTTAGCCCCAGTCTTTCGCAGTGCTCGGTGATCGTCGCGGCGACCCCCTCGAACTCGAATAGCTTGGTGTTGCGCTTGTTCCTGCCCTGCTGCTTGTCGGTCTCCCAGCTGCAGTTGCCCGGTTCGTAGTTGCCGTTGTTGTCTTGGCGGCCCAGGGTTGTTCCTGGTGGCCGCTCGCCCATATCAGCAAAGAAGACTGCGAAGTCGTGCCAGGGGCCATGGACGGCGATACCCCTGCCGCCATAGTCCGGGTACTTGTGGTTTGATGGGGTGTTGCAGCGGGTCAGCATTGACGACCAGGAGCTATAAGTCGGCGTGCCGCACATGGCATGCCTGGTCTTTTCCTTGGTCGTCACTACTGATCGGAGGCAGCCACAGCTTTTCGTGTGGCCATTCCGAAGATTGCCAAGGGCCTTTGTGCATTCAGCCCCGCAGTCACACAGGCAGCGCCACATGGCCTGGGCGCCTTGTTTTTCGGCTCGCTCTACAACCGAGAGCAGGCCGAACCTTTGCCCGACCAGGTCGAGCGGCCTCATGCGTGGACCTCCATCCCGTAGAATTCGCCGATCAGCGAGTCGACATGCGCAAGGTCGTTTTCGATGAGCCTGTCGTCGAACATGCCAATTGGGCTCTTGCAGCAGTCCTGGCCGTTCGATTGCGTGCTGAACTGGTAATGCCCGTTGCTAACCTCAGTCCTGAGCACAATCGTGAAGAAGCCTTCAGGGACCAGGGTCTGGTCGACCATTTTCCCAACCGTTTTCATTCGGACGTTGCCAAAGTCGTCGGTCTGCGTGTGAGCCAGGATGTACACCCGGCGATGGTCGGCCAGGTCGCCGGCAGCGTTAAAGATGTTCCAGGCGTTTTTGCCAATGTCGGAAAACTTGCTGTATCCGGTTTCGCTGCTCCTGGTCATCAGCTCGTTGACCATTACCGCCTGGTAGTCATCGATCACGACCACCTCATGGGGCGAGCTGCGCATGATCTTTTCAATCATCGCCGGGTTGTCGGTTCGAATTACGTTGCCTGCGTCCTTCATGGTTGCGCGGACCTTCCAGCCTTCTGCCTTGAATGGCAGTGGCTTCTTGATGCACTGGATGACCAGCGTCTTTTTAGGGTCGAAGTTGCGAAGGCTGGTTGATTTGCCGCTGCCTGAGTTGCCTAGAATTAAAGTCGCGATGCTCATTTGCTCTGCCTCAGATTGGCTGGTTATCCCACTGGCGCTCAATCTTGATCGCCTCGTCTTCGTACTCTTTGCGCTGTTCGCCCTGGAACTGCTCAGGGTCGAACGCGCCTACCGTCATCCAGTCGCGCCGGGCGGTCAGTCGTGGTGTGTTCATGTTCACCCCTTGTGCGTCGATTGTCCCGTGCAAGGGACTATTAGAAACATTTCCATTCAAGCCGAAGAAGTCGCCGATCTGCTCGACCGCCGCATTGATCCGCACCTGGGCGGCCTTGCGCTCGGCCAGTCGGATCGCTTCCCGCTCAGCACTCCGGGCGGCGCTGGCCTCGTAGTCGTGGAAGCAGTCAGTCGATACTTGCCTTGGCCTGCCGTATGCGTCGTATCGCCTATCCCATTCCCGTGCCTGGGCGCTGTCTGCGTAGCTTGTGCTCATGGCTCAGCCCTCAGCAGCTGGTCGCCGATGATGCGCAGGCGGTTGCGGATGCGGGCGCCCTGGGCGTTGATCTCTTTGCGCTCATCGAGCAGCTTGGCCATGACCCGGAAGACATCGTCTTCGTGAAGCTCTTCGCCATCCCACTCTTTGCAGGTGTCGACCGCTTCGAGCCATCCTCGCCAAACGATGCTGCAGTCGGGGTCGTCCGTTACTTCGCCGCTCATGTAGCGATTGCGGAAGGGCTTCAGGTCGACAAAGCCCACGACGTCACAGTCGCTGATTACTGATTTACGGGCCTTCTCGTTATCGCGGAGGGCCTTGCGGTGCTTCGAGTACGCCTTGGCTAGCTCGACAAGCTTTTGCTCTGGTGTCTGCGTCATGGCCGCGCTCTCACGGCAATCCTGTTGCCTTTCTGGGTAGCTGCCATTTCCCTTGGGAGGTCGCATACCCGGAAGTCGCGGGGCATGCCCAGCAGTCCGTAGACCTGAGTGCTTACGGCGATCATTCCAAGGCTGCGCTCGATGGACTCAAGCTGCTCGTCGATCAGGCTTTTCACTGGTGAAGTCGTCATGCGTGCATCCTCTCGGTGGCGCTGCAAAGGCGGGAGACGCGAGCGCTTCGGGCCGCCGATAGACTGCTGTTCATCTGACTTGATTCTTGGTGGTCAATGTCGCCGTTCCAAAGTGCGTAGGAGACAAAGCCCTGCAGGTAATTCAGTTCCGACTCGCTGCCAACCAGGTCGCCGGCGGGCATTGCGTGGATCTTTTTCAATCGTTCATCGAACACCGCTCTTGCTGTCGTGTTGAACATGATGGATTCCCTCGGTGACGTGGAAGAGACCGCTAATTTCGTGCTTTAAAGGCGGCTGTGATGGCGGAAGGTGCGAGCCTGTCCGTTGCCCGGCATGCGCTGCTGGGCCAGGCGTGCAGATCGTTCGCTCGGGTAGGTGGCAGATCCGCCCATCTTCCCGGTAACGAACAGCCCGCGAAGGCTGATCACGCTAATTTCAAAGTCCTCGCCCTGGTGGGCCATCCCTGTTTCGTTGTTCATGTGCTTGCACCCCTGCTTGCGTTGGTTATTGATTTCCCGGATGGCACTCATCGAATGCCATCTAGTGAAGCCGTTAACCATGCACATATGGCACGCTGTTCTCGATCATCCACCTCTCCATCCAGCCGTACGTCGATGTAGCCATGTCTCGGCAATCGAAGTTGAGGCAGTCGCTGCAACCGCTGGCGATCCTGCGGCCACCAGGCACATAGACCTCGGCCCACTCATTGATCTCTTCACAGTCGCCGTCCTGGCCATCCCAGGAGGTGAAGTTGCTTTCAAGCACTTCGCTGCGAATGTCGATATCGCAGCCTGCTTTCTCCAGGTCTGCCAGTTTTACGGTGATTTGTCGCCCCATCTCGTTCGCTCCCTTGGATTTCCAAAACGCCCGGTCTCCCAGGCGCTTCAGTAAATCGTTCGGTCTTTCAGGGTTCCGTTACCTGCCACGGTTTCCTTGGCTGCCTTTCGGCTATCTCGCAACACGTCTGCCGGGTATCCCCACCGCTGCCCGTCGTCGCACATTTCGTGTTCGATGCTGTTACGGGTGGCTGTGCTGCTTTGCGTCCTCCATATGGGAGTCCGGCCAGTTCCAGAGCTGGCATGGACGACGGTTTAGCTTTATCGCCACCGGCTTGTCCGGTACGTCGTTTGGGTCACGTCAGATTGTGTAAAGAGCGGTTCGTTTTTGGTCTCTCTGGAGGGACCGATTCGATGGATGTAAAGGTAACTCTCGGTTGCGAACCTGTAAAGTCCTTTCTGCGAATTATTTTTTAGGTTGCCAGCCCCTCTAAAGAGACTAAACTTGAAGAAATACCTTTGAACACTCCGCAACTGTTGGTTACCATTGCACATCAACAGGCGGGGGAGTCGTTCATGCAAGGTGTTCCGCTAAAACAGTTGGTCGCAGAACTTGGCCCGGCCAAGGTAGGGAAGATGCTCGGTGTAAGTCATCAAGGGATAACGAAGGCGGTTGAAGCGGGTAGAGACATTCTCATTACCCTGCTGTCAGACGGAAAGGCAAAAGGGGTCGAGCGTAGCGAGTTCCCGAAAGCAAAGAAGAAAGCAGCACCAGACTGATCATGGTAAAACCAAGGGGTTGATATGGCATACGTACCAGAAGAACTGATGCACGAAAAACAGATAAAAGTCCGACTCGTTGATAGCGAATATGACGAGTGGAAAAAAATGGCTCACGCGGAAGGACAGCTGCACAGCGTTATGGCTAGAATTGCCATGCGGGCCATTCTTGAAGAGTACCGTAGGACCGGCGAGCTACCTGAGTTCATCGCCAAGCAGCGCGCATAATATTCACTTAAATTTTTGGGGTGACCGCTTTGACCAAGGAAGAATTTGTAGAGTTTGCCGGCGATGACTTCGCCGTCGTTGTAGTAGCCGCTGCAATCCATGGCCTGCCTAGGTTTTGCCAGGTCGAGGCGGTTATGCCCTCAGTGCGTGCAGGCATGATCAGCAAGGGAGTTAATCCATGACCAGGGAAGAGTATTTTCAGTGGACTGGCGCCGAACGGGCTGAAATCGAAGCCGCTGCAGCCTCAAGGAATATGACCGGCCAGGAGCTGGTCGAAATCCTCATGGGCTGCAGCGTGCAGAAGCTTGCAGAGATCGGAAGGAAGCCGGGCGTGCCGCGCAATGTGGTCGCCCAGGTCAGCGGGAATGTAATTCAGGTCAACTTCAGCGCCACGGCGGCAGATTCCTGGAATCGTCGGAAAGCCTACCAGGAGCCATCAAAACGCCGTCAGTTCGCGAATCGCGTCAGCCTCATGCCTATCCGAGTCCCTTCCACGTCACCTCCCCCTAATTCCGCCGGGGTCCCTTCCACGTCACTTGACACTGTTATTCCATACAGTAGTTGCTAACTTACCAGACCGGCCATTCCCGCGCCACGTTTTACGATTCATGCAAACGTAGCGCGAGGAACGATATAGGCGCGACATGGCCGGCGAAGATTGCGTCAGAAAATTGTCAGACAATTAGTAAAGTGGCGTAAGTGCAGGTTTCGGGCCGTCGGGCGCGCCTCCTGTCGGGCGTGGTGAGCGTGCCGGCCGAGCTGATTTACTGATAAGTGTTTAAGTATTGCAATACAGTATTTAAACGCCTAGTATCAGCTGACCAAGGGGTGACATATGAAAATAGAGCAATTCGAAGCGATATCTGAACTGATCAGGGCGCGCGGTGGCGTCAGCGAGGAATCGGCAAAGCTGGTCCTGGTTGAGGGCCTAACCGCTCGTCAGGCTGCCGACATGCTTGGCTGCCCGACTCAGACCGTGTACAGCGGCGTTCAGCGATTCACCAAGGCGTTTGAGCTGGCAAAGACAGCCGCTCAGTAATCTAGATTTCTTATTCAAGGCGGTATACCGTGCAAGCCAGTCTCTCTGAAGGGACCGGAGCGCGCAAAAAAATTCCCCGGCGGATCAGGCCGGGGCGGATGTAACTACAGCGTACAACGAGAAAGGAAGCGTAATTATGGCAGGTTTTAAAGGTGGCGCAATAGCTTGCGCGCACGGGCTCATGCTGGCTTTTGGCAATTGCGCCGGAGGTGAGGCGTGACCAAGCAAGTTAATGTCCAGAAGGCAACTCCAACCGAGCTTTACGCCAAGAAAGCGCCATACAGTTCCGTCAGCAATGACGTGGTGGCAATGATCGTCAACCCGGACGCCCTGGCTATCTGGATCTACCTCCAGACCCGCTCAAGCGACTGGAAGGTCATTGCGTCCTATCTGCAAGACCGGTTCTCGATCAGTCGTGATCGTTACTGGAAGGCAATGGCGTATCTCAAGGGTCTTGGGCTGCTCAGCTATGAAACCCTTCGCGAAGAAGGCACTGGCAAGATGCTCGGAAAACGCATCATTGTTCACTACGAACCGACACTACCATTTCCCGTAGGTTCGGGTGACCGTAGCGACGGCGGTCCGTCTATACGGAAAACTGACCACTACTCAATAAAGGATTCTTCTACTGAATTATCTAAGGGGACAAAGGTCGCCAAAGCTCCCGCTGCTGCGCAGCCAGCTCCCCCCAATGTTGAATTCGATGGAACGGATTTTTCTGTTAACGAAGCGCTGTTGGCAAAATGGGCAAAAGCATTCCCTGGCGTGAACATCGATCTTGAAGTCGAACGCGCCTCCGTATGGGCCGCAAGCAACCCCCCGAAGAAGGACTGGCAACGCTTCCTGTCCAACTGGCTTTCCAAGAAGTCCGGCGCGGTGGTCGACGAAACGAATGTCCCTGTCGACCAGATCATTGGTCTGTATCAGCAAGTTTGCCCGAACCTGCCGGCTGTGACCGTTTCCGGCGACAAGATCCTGCGCTCGATGATCGTAGAGCGATGGAATGAATCGCCTACCCACCAGAGCGGCAAAGACTTCTGGCTTCCGTTCTTCCAGAAGGCCAACAACCGCAATCAGGTTTTCTTCCGGGGCTCCAATGTTGTCCCGCGCCTTGAGGCCCTGGTAAGCCGATCAGTCTTTCGTGAGATCTCGGAGGCGGCGCAATGATCGACCTTCACAGCCTTGAGGCTGAGCACGGCGTTATCGGCGCCATGCTTTGCCAGCCGCACCTGATTGACGTGTTGAGTGATGATCTGTCGCCTGATGCGTTCTCTTGGGAAGACAACGCCGAGCTGTATCGACTCATTCTGGAAATGCACGCTGATGGCCAGCCAGTCGACATCGTTACCCTGAATGATCGCCGCGCTGAGCTATCTAGCGGCGTTCGTGTCATGGCCTATGCCGCGCAGATTCAAGCCAACACCCCGAGCGTGGCCAACGCACAGGTCTACGCCCGGATCATTCGTGAACGCGCCGTTTGCCGTCTGATGGCGGCTGCCGCTGCACGAATCAACGAGGTGGCGCACGAAGAGGCATGCATCGAGGACAAAATCTCACAAGCGCAGTCGATCATCCTGGGGCTGGATGCCAGCGGTAGCGATGGCGAGTGCCAGATGATCGGAGACATCCTGACCGAGCACGTTGAAGTGCTTCAGGAGCGTCATGACAGGTTCGTCGCCGGTATAACCATGGACGGGCTTGGGACTGGGCTGCCTGATCTTGACGCGTATACACAGGGGCTTAAGCCTGGGCAGATGGTCGTCATTGCAGGTCGCCCTGCCATGGGCAAGACCACGCTCGCGATGAACATCGCCGCTGACGTGGCGATCAACCAGAAAAAGCCGGTGCTGGTTATCAGCCTGGAAATGAGCAAGAAACAGCTTATGGATCGCCTCCTTGCGGCTGTTGGAGGGATTCCGCTTCCATCCTTGAAAACGGGCGAGTGCAGCAGCGACTTCAGCACGGAGCTTGCGTTGGCCGCAATGAAGTTGCGAGACGCGAAAATGTCGGTCTGCGAGGTTCCGGTGATGACAATGCCGCGCATCCGGTCGATTGCTCGTCGCCAGTCGCATCGCATGGGTGGTATGGGCGTTGTGGTTATCGACTACCTTGGCCTGGTTGAAGGCGAAGGGAAGGGGCGCACCGAAGATGTGACCGCTATGTCGCGCCAGATCAAGCTGCTGGCTCGCGAGCTGGATTGTCCGGTGATCATCCTGTCTCAGCTCAATCGTGGCTGTGAAGGCCGTCCAGACAAGCGCCCCGTACTGAGTGATCTGCGCGAGTCGGGGGCCATCGAGCAGGACGCCGATATCGTGATGTTCGTGTATCGCGACGAGGTGTATCACCCGAACACTCAGGACAAGGGTATTGGCGAGATCCTGATCCGCAAAAACCGGGATGGAGAAATCGGCATGGTCCCCACGGTATTCCAGGGTGCCAAGTCTAGATTTATGCCGCTGGCCAGCCATAGTCGTGATGACAGCAACGTCGTGAAGGTGAATTTCTGATGATTACTACCCTTCGACCAGTCCGCAAACAGTTCAAAAACACGATTCACCGTCACGCGGGCTACGAAATGCGCTCGCACTCCGAAACGCGCTGGGCGGCCATGATGGACGTTATGGGGGTGACCTGGCTCTACGAGCCACAAGTCATCAAGACTCGGCATGGCGGCTACATGCCGGATTTCTTCCTGCCTGCTGCTGGAATGTTCATTGAGGTGAAAGGTCCAGCACCTACGCAGATTGAGCGAGAAAAGGCTCTCGACGCCCAAGAGGCCACCGGCTACCCGGTTGTTTTTGCCTATGGTCGCCCGGAAATGCTCAGCGCTGAGCTATATCACGGAATGCTGAGCTATTACGGGTATAGCGGGGACGTGAGTTTCTCTACTGCGGAGATTGGTTCCCTGGTCCGGCACTTCTACGACATGCATACCTACGCCGGCTACATGACTGCAGGCGAGCACAAAGATCGCCCGACCTGCTTCCGCATGAGCGACGGAATCGAGGAGGTTATCAATGGATGGCTATCCCGCGATCAGCGAGAGGCGAAAATGCGAGAGCTGCATGCGCCGCTGAATGCCGCTAAATCTACTGAGAATCGCCAAGCCAGCCGAGCTGAGATTGCCATGGCGGACGCTGCCAGCCGAATCACCCTGGCATTCAATGTGAGGGCGACAGCATGACGCGTGGACACCAAGAGGGCGGGCCTCACAAGCGCGCCTAATCCCGTGTGGATAAGCCATCGCGGGGATTGCTCGCAAAACGGAATAGAACCTGCCTGGCGCGATGTCAGGCAGGATCAACGGGGTATAGGGGTGGAAGGGATGGATATGACTTGCCGTAAGACCATGGCGCGCTGCCAGACACCGGGAATGTGCTCGCCGCATGGTGGGTGCCAACCTGACAAAGGGTTCGAGGCCGAGCACCTGGCCCTGGGAAAGTTCGTGGACTGGGTGTGGGCCTTGAAAGCTGAGCGCGACCAGTTGTTCGGAGCTGCCGAACAACTCAAGGCTGAGGTCGAGGCCTTCAAAGCTGCCAATGCCGAGCTGTCCGAAATCAATGTCGCCCGCCGCAATCACCTGTCGAATGCGAAGAAGGCCGCGGGTATTGGGCCGATGGATGATCTGGTTGGTACGATTGAGGCGCTACGCAAGGCTGCCCTCGAAGTGCTGATCTGGACGGAGGCGAATCACCGACCGCCAGTGGCTGATCAGTTGGAGGTCGGTCGGTCGGCGCTGGTTCGGCTGCACGCCCTTGCCGGGTTGCACGCCGCGCTGAACAAGGAGCCAGCGTGATGGGAAGCATTGGATGGCTGGTTGTTTTGTTCGCCACCTGTTTCGGCGGTTACCTCGGGTACGTCACCGGGTATGGCCGAAGCCAGAACAAGTACATCCCAGAAATCAACGAGGCGAACGAAACGATCGCTCGCCTTCGCCTTCTATCAAAACTCCAGGTCTGCCGGCAGTGCGATGGCGAGCAGAACGTCTACAACAAGCTGGGCCATTACTACCAGCCATGCTCTGTGTGCAATGGGGCTGGGGAAGTTAGGAGCGTTCAGTGAGTGCCAGGCGCATAGTGAGTCACATACTCACTGTGCGCCCAGCCTTCCTCAGTCGTCCCGGTCAATCAGGTATCGGGCCTTGTCGAGTTCGTAGCGCTTTTCGCGCTGCTCGATGAGGTAGTAAAGATCTGATGGGGTGCCGTCGAAGTCCTTCGGATCGGTCGACCGTAGTTTCTCCAGTTCGCCCAGGTTGTAGGCCGCATGCTCGCGGCGCTCGGCGATCATTTCCCGGCACGTCGACATGAACACCGGGCAGTTCTCGGTGTTGCGGTTATACCAGCGCGCCATCTGGCAGAAGGCTTCAAGGTGCTCGCCATCGAAGTTGCTCAGGCTGTCCCCGCGAAATTTCCAGGTTTCGCCGTTGTACAGAGACAGGACGAACGACTGAAGGCTCAAGGCGGCCGAGTAGTCAGCCCCGATCAGCTTGTGGCGGTGAACGGTGAATGGGTTTTCAGTGGTGCTCATGGCGTGACCCCTTTCTGGTTGTGAGTATGGTGAGACCAGCCATCACCGTGAGTATTTCGCGATGTACTGGTCGATAAACTCCTGAATCACCGTCGTCATGTCCGACTCGTTGCGCATGCAGGCCCGGCGGAACCGTTCGTGCTTCTCAGCATCGAGGCGCACGTTGAGCCGCTTCTCTTCGGCGACTGGCTTGCTGGCCTGGGCCAGGATCTTCGGCGCCCTGTCGGCGACCTTGCTGGGTGCTGTGGTGAGTAGTGCCATGGTCAGGCCTCCAATAGTTTCTTGACGGCTTCAGCGAATCGCAGCGACTCCAGGCGTATCTCGCTGTCGCCGCTTCTCGTTGGTGTTTTCCCTCTGGCGATGGCTGTCGGGTATCCGATCCGGTCGCGCAGGGGCACGCTGAGCACGGGCAGGCCGTATCCGTTCAGCGCCTCGGCGATGTCCCGGCCGAGCAGCGTGTTCTGGTCCAGCCGGTTGACGTACAGCGCAGCGATGAACCCGGGGCGGTGCGCCAGGTGCGCCTTCATCAGCTCGATGGAGTCGGCAGCCGCCCAGATGTCGAATATGCTCGGCGCGCACGGCAGCAGCGCCATGTCCAGATAGGGCAGCGCATCCGCAGACAATTCCCCCTTTGTGTCGATCACTGCGTAGTCAAACCCCGAAAGGCCCTTCAGGTCTGACAGGCGCTCGGCCGTGAATATCTCAAGCGTGTTCGGCAGATTCGCAATCTCCGTCCACCGGCTGATGCTGCCTTGCGGGTCGGTATCGATCAGGGCAACGCGGTGTTTCTGAGCCAGCGCCCCGGCCAGGGTGACCGCGCTGGTTGACTTGCCAGCCCCGCCCTTCTGCGTCCATAGCCCGATTTTCTTCATGAGTACAGTGCTCAGCGTGAGTATTTGACTCACAGAATATACAAATGTGCGGAAATCGCTTTGCTTATTCGCGAGCATCGCATATAGTCCCTACAGAGGGACCAGAAAGGGACCTGAGGGGGTCAAGATGCAATCCAGGGGCGTGGCAATTTTTCTGTATGACTTCACCGGGCTTATGGCCAAGCCATGGCTTGAGGCTGGCTACGAGTGCTGGTGCTTTGATGGTCAGCATCCGCAAGGGATCACGCGAGACGGCCTGCACGTCAAGGTCGGCATGTGGTTCTACCCGGACAGAATCGATGAGCACGCATCCATCATCGCCCAGATGATCGGCCGAAAGGTCTGCATGGTCTTCGGCTTCCCTGAATGCACTCACCTGACGGTTGCCGGGGCTCGCCACTTCGAGAAGAAGCGCGCGGCTAATCCGATGTTCCAGCATGAGGCTATGGCCCTCGCGCTACTGGTTCCCAAGGTCGCCGAGCAGTGCGGTACCGATTGCTGGGCATTCGAGAACCCTCGCGGTGTTCTGTCGACTATGTACCGAAAGCCTGACTTTACGTTCAACCCAAATCACTACGGCGGCTATCTGCCTGAAGGCGATGAGCACCCGATCTACCCGGACATCTATCCCGGCCGCGATGCCTACAACAAGGGCACCGACATCTGGTGCGGCCCCGGCTTCTGTGAGCCTGAGCGCATCCACGTCCCGGTGCTCTACAAGGACAACCCGGGCTGGAAGAAATGCGGCGGGAAGTCGACCCGCACCAAGAACATTCGAAGCGCAACGCCGCGCGGCTTTTCTCTGGCCACGCACCAGCACAACGCGCCTCACCTTAAGAAAACATCAGAAGTGAAAGCCGCATGAAGCTGGACCCAAGCAAGTTAAGCAGTGACCCGGCACACATCAGGCAGCTGATCGCATCGTCCGGGATGACGCAGAAGGAAGCAGCCGCGGCATTAGGCGTCGGTCACCGAACGATCGGCGACTGGCTCGGCGGAAAGATCAAGTGGTCCTACCCGGCGCAGTACGCGCTGGAGTGTTTGGTTCGTTACGGGGTGAAATCATGAGCGCTA